TCCAACATGGTCTGCTAACGCTGACGGCGCAACTCCAAATTGACATGCGTCGCCGTCTGTTGGAAAAACACTACCGCTGGCACTACCAAAATTAATAAATGATCCAGAATAGCTTAACATATTACCAATAACATTTTTGTTAACTGTGCCTAAACCCTTTCTGACCACAACGCGTTTTCCATAAGACAAATATTGCTCACCAATACCAACGCCCAATGCGTTTGCATCGCTGTCATTATTCGCCTCTGTTAACAACAATTTTGGCGTTCTTAAATTACCTAATTCTGTAACTACAAAAGCATTTTTTCTGTCAATATTTGTTCCGTAACCTATTGTAAAAATTCCGTCCGTCGTTGGTGCGTTAAAAAAACCAAATATATGTTCATTGTCCTTTTGGTTTTGTAAACTTTCGCCAATCATTGTAACGTTTGCATGTGATGATAACGACTGATTATTTTGGCCTCCAGCTAATATGTTTTCGCCGTTTATTTGATTTTGACTACCAAAAATAATATTATTGCCTGTTCCACTTGCAACATTGTTGTTACCAATCGCAAAAGAATTTGACGCCGTAACGCTATTTTCATTTCCACCTATAATAACATTAAAAGCATTTGCTGTATTGTCTTGTCCTGTGACTAATGCGCGACCTAAAATTGATTGATTGTCTATACCGCCAATTATATTATTGCTCGACGGTGTAAATGTTTGATTTCCTTGACCAGCAATTATATTATTTGAACTTGAAAATCCTAAACTATTTAGATTTCCAAATACAGCATTGTTATTGCCACTTTGTAAGGTATTGTCATTTCCGCTTATAGTATTTCCGTCACCACTAAAACTGATTTCATTTCTTAAACCAGCTATTGTATTAAATCGACCTTTATTTGTGTTTTCCTCACCAATTGTAAATGACGCCAACGCGTTATGAGTATTGCCCTCACCACTTATAATACTGTCGTCAACAATTCCGTCAATAGTATTTAATTCACCGCCAATAATACAATTTTGAACAATTTGCGTATTACCTAATGTATTTGATAAACCAAATAATGCGGTGTTTTTTGTTGAGCCTGTAACGTTTAATGTTTTACCAACTGCCAATAAATATTCGGCGTCATTAACTGTAATGTCGGCATATAAAATGTTTTGACCGCCTAACGTTAATGTCGCTATTGGACTTTTAATGTTAACGCCTTGCATAATTAAATCACCGGTCATGGTGTCGCCTGTTTTACTTACCTTGCCATTTAGCAACGTGAATAAATCTTGACCTGTGCCGGGATAGCCTCCACTTTCTAATTTGTCGGCGTTTAAATTTGCAAAATTTGTATTTATGCTTTGTCCGCCAACTCTTAACGGATCACCTGTACCGTCGTTTGGTACTGTACCTAAATCAATTGGTATAATTACTGACATTTTTTATTCTTTATATTTTTCTAACAATTGATTTGCAATTGTCCCAACATGCGCTGACTCTTGTAAATTATACACGCCTTTTAAATTCGCTGCGTTTAAATATTTTACCAACTCGACAACCATGTTGTAAGTTTCTTTTTTGTCCTCTTGTTGAGTCTTTTTTTTTACGTCTTTGTTCTCTGCTTTCATGTTATTTAATTTACTAAAATTCCTTTTTCAAAATTATAAATATTACCGTCTATTGTAACCGTAAATGTACGTCCAATTTTACCTAAATTTGTTTGTACGGCTGTCGCACCCGAAATGTTAAACGTGCCTCCGGACATTCTTATTCCGTCTTTAAATTCAGTTAAATCATCAAATTCGGACGCGCCTATAACATTTATGCCACCGCTTAAATTTACAAACTCATTAAAATTGTTAAAACCAACAAATGTATTGTTTGCCGTAAGTGACGCGCCGTTTGCGTCAATCGCGTCAATTTCGTCTTTAAGTTGTTGCGCTGTTCCAGCATATCCGCCACGTTCCAATTTGTCAACATTTAGATTTGTGAAATTTGTATTAATCTCTTGTCCGCCTGTGCGTAATGGATCGCCTTGTCCGTCGTTTGGATTTGCGCCTAAATCTATTAATGTAATTACACTCATTTTTTATTCTTGGTCAAATGTTACGTTTGTGTCGTCCCATGTTATTAAAGTACTGTCAAAAGTCACGCTGTCGCCTGTGCTAAAAATAGGTCTGCCATATCCAACTATTTGACCGCTAAAACTTAAAAACTCGTCGTTGTTGGCCTCCTCACTAATTGATGAAATAAAACCCTGTCCAAAATCAACTTCCAGGTTGATTAAATTTCTAATTTCCCAATCAAATATTTCACGCGCTCGTTTTATTGCTTTTAAACGGTCATAAGATAATTTCGACGTGTCACCAATTCCCGGCCACGTTGCAATTTGAATACCGCTAAAGTCAATTGCGTAACCTTGATTTGTTGGTATAGCTGTTTTCCAGCCAGCATTGTCCAACGTCGTTGTTTCAATGATTTCGCTTTGCTCTTGAAATGAATTTGATGTTAAGCACGCAACAGGTTTAAAAACGCCGTTGTCTTTTATATATAAAATTCTTCTCGCGCCGTTATAAAATGTACTCATGTCGTAAAGTTAGTAAATTTATTCAATAGCCGGTTTTACAACATTGTCGCCCTCCAAACTAAATTCAACATATATTTCGTTTTGTGGACTTTTACGGTCGTTATATATTCTTATATGTTCTGCCTCCATTATGCCGTTAATTGTGTCGTATTTCATCTATATCGTCATAAATACGCCGTCAATATTGTCAATAGTTAATTTTCTGCCATAAGGCAAATAACCATAAATTCCGCCTTTAAAATTAAGTTGATTTCCAAAACTTATTTCCATGCGCTGAAACGCTAACCAATAAAGTAAAGGCCATTGCTCTGTTTGGTCAACAAACGGTATTTGTCGCGCCCAAACAAACGTGTTATCACCGACGCTGTTTTCTAGCGCACCTATGTAAACATCGCTGTCATTATCACCGCTGTAAACCTTTTGTTCTGTGTCAACAATTGCAACCTCATCGCTTGTTTTTGTGCCTGTCCATGACTCGCCTTTAACGCCTTGGCTCGGTGATCCATTTATTGTTATGTTATTAATTGTGTAAAATGACTGTCTATTTCCAGCACCCAACCATAATATGTCCCTGTGTAAACCGTCATAAATATTTATTGATATTCGACCGTTTATTGGCACTCCAGCTGTTGTTATTTCAGTTTTGAAATCAGGCGTAACCTCATTTACAAAATTACCTTTTATATTGGCAATTTCTATGATTTTAATTGGCGTATCGTGCCATGAGCCGTCGTCGTCTAAATAATATGTATCTGTTAAATCTGTAACATATATTTGAATATAACAATTGATATTTCGTCCTCTTAATGTTGTACTGCCTGTAATTTCTACCTTTAAAATGTCGTCTGCGCTGACCTCACTACCATTTGAATATGGATAAAACAATTGTTCAATTAATTGTTCAATTGGTCGTAATGAACTGGCTCTTATTTGTGTATCAATTTGCGCAAAAAACGTCGTTCCTGTTGCTGACGGTATTAAATTATAATCATTTCCAACAATGTTCCAATTTGGTATAATATCGGGATTTGAATTTGTAAATAATACGTTGCTGTTTTCAATTAAAGTTGCAACAAATCCGTAAGTATATAAAACCTTAAATGCACCTAATGCGCTGGTGTAACGTTTTTGTTGATTTGCTTTTGCATGATGCGGAAAAAAACCATTGATTTGACTTCCTAAAACGGCATTTCTGTCATAGGTTATAACTTGTTGTTGAAACTTGCCGTCCAAATCATATTCATTATAACTTAACGTGTTAAATTCACCCCAATAATCGCGTATTCTCGCAACGTACCAATAATTGTTTTGTTGCCATATTGTATAACCATATTTTATTAAAATACCCTCTAAAACCTTTTTTACATTAAACGCGCTTTGGTCTTGGTCTGTATTTCGAAAACGGTCTTGATCAATTCGTGTCCGAATAATTGGTTTATTTAAACTACTATAAGAGCCAGGATTTGTTCTAAATAACAACAACGCGTCGAATAATTTAAAATTCATGTCTTGACCTGTCAATTGTAAACAACGCGCTAAAATGATTAATTCTGATTGTGTTCCAGTATATGGATTTCCGTTTGTATCTAAATACAACGTATTTTCTAAATATCCTAAACCGTCAATGGCTGTTAATTTTACTATCCAACGGTCTTGTACAAATGACTCAATTATACCGTCAACGTCTAAAAAACCCTTAAAAATTATTTCGGTATTATTTTTTTTAAGTTTTACAGGAAATTTTCTGTCGCCAATTGTACTAATAAATCTGTCATAAGTCGTGTCGCCTTTTTCTGCGTCTAAAAAAATATCTAAACTCATGCCTCTTATAACGTCCATGACTTTGACTTTTTTACGATTTATAACGACTCTGCCTGTCTTTAATATTACCGTACCACTATATGTATCGTCAAGTATTTCCAACGCCCATTCGTCGTTAAAAATGTCTTTATAAGCTACTCTAACATATTCCGCCATTAATCGATATTTTGTCCCGCGCCAATTCTGTCGCTTGCACTTAAACTGTTGTTAATTACTCCAATCAATTTGTCGCCAGCAATTTCAAAAACAACTCTGCCTCCGCCGTTACCTTGAAATGTTGTTGACCTTGACGTATTATTTGAAACGCCTCCACCACTTGACGACGACGCACCGCCTCCGCCTCCTTTACTGCCTCCACCACCTAAACCGGAAAATGCCGACGAAATTACAGCTAATGCGCCAGCAATTAAAATTGGTAAAAGAAACGCGCCCGCTGGGCCACTTGCACCAGCCGTTTGTGATGCTGCCGAAATTGCACCAGCTTTTGATTTTGCTAATTCCGACGCGACAACCGGCGCAACGGTTTTTTTAGCCGCTATTGCTGACCTTGCCGACGCTTGTATTAATGATGCAACTAATTTTAAACTCTCTTGCACAATTGTACCGACAAACGTCCCAAATATGCCAGCTGACTCACCTAATGCACCAGCTATTTTGCTACCTAATTGACCAAAAACTTCGCCTAATCCGTCTGCAATTTGAACTAAACCGCTATTTTCAATTTGTTCTTTTAATAACTCGTCGTTTGCTTTAGCCGTATCAATTATTTTTGTATATCCCTCATCAACAGCTAAAACAGCATTGTTTAAATTATCTTTTAAACCCTGTGTAAACGTTTCAATTTGTGCGCTCTCAATAGCTTTATCTCGTTGTAAACCTGGCTCAAATTTTAAATTATTTAAAAACTCTTGTAAATCGGCTGTATCTTGTTCAATACCCTCAATGTCAATAATATCGTCGGCGGTTAATTTATCTTTGTTTTTTTCGTTGGCCTTTTTAACAATGTCAATATTTTGCAACTCTAGGCCGTCGATTGAATTTTGTAATTTTACCGCCTCTAATTCTGCGTCTTGTAAATCCTTTTTTAATTCTTTAATTCCTAAATCCGGCAAAACCGCGTCACCTAATTTATCAATACCAACTTTTGCTGTATTGAACAATGTATTAAGGCCTCCAATAGCCTTGCTAACGTCAATATCAATAAAAGGTAATTGGTCAACTAAAGTTAAAATTCCAGCAAGCGCCGTTGTATATAATGTTTGTATTCCGCCAATTATACGTTTTAAAAAACCTGTAATTGATTGTATTACTTTTTTTATTGCGTCTTGACGCGCCTGTAATTGATTTAAGGCGTCTTTAAAGTTTGATATTTGAGCCTTTTTTATAAGTAATAGGCTATTTAACTCTTTTTGTTTTAGCTTGTTTATTTCAAGTTGGCTTTTGCCTTGTAACTTTAAAGTATTTGTACTGCTATTTAATAACGTTAATGCCCTTTGCTGTGTTTCCTCTTGTTTTGCTAATTCTTTAGTTAACTTGGCTGTTTCTTTACTTACTCCCGAAACTAATGCAACAATATCGTCCCAATATGCGACCAACAAACCAACAGCAACGACCAATGCGCCAATTCCTGTTGCTACTAAAGCCGTTCTAAATGCACTAACGGCCGCTTTTGCAACTTTCCATGCCTTTTGTAAACCTAACGTGCCTTTTGTTGCTTTAAAAATACCACCTTGTATTGCTTTAAATAAACCACTTCCGTCACTTTTTTTGATCTCTCCTAAACTGTCTTTTATGGCTTTTCCTAAATTAAAAATTTTGCTGGCAAAACCGTCAGTTTCTTTATCAAGTTTGTCAAATATAACTGTGTCTGCAAATGATTTTAATACGGTTTCTAAACCGCTGACCTCTTTTTTTACTTTGTCAAAGGCTTTAGTAACTCCGTCAATATTTGCACCTATATCAAATTTAAAATCACTCACGTTTTAGGTTTTTCAGTTTGTTATATTGTTTTACAGCATCTTTAAATTTTTCTGCCATTTCCTCTGTCGTTTGTTCTTTTTCTAGGTTATCAACAAAAGGCAAAGGCAACATTTTTTCCGGTGATTTTGGTATTTTTTTCGCGTTTATATTAAACGATAATAAGGTATTGTACGCAACCAACCTAAATTTCGCCCAATCATGTTGCTGTTGTCTGACGTAACCATGTCTGCGTATTCTGTATTCTGCAATCGTCATGTCATAAACCTTGTCTAAGTCGTTAATTCCTAACTCGACTAAAGCAAACGAAATGTACTCACTAACAAAATCGCCTATTTCGACTTTCCCGGCTTTTTAGCTTTTTTAATTGGCTGTCCTTTTGGTGTTTCCGTCGCCTCTTTTGGTACGCCTTGACTTAAACTTTTAGTAAATGCGTCAATAAACTCTTTAAAAATTGTTCCGCTTAAACCGCCGTTTTCGTCAATCCACTCGCTGACAATATACGGTGTTATATCAACGTTTTTGCCTTGTCTGACAAATCCATAAGCATAACAATAATACATTAATCTAGGGACAACGCTAAACGGATTTTCCTGTAAACGTTCAATCAAATTGTCTAAAACAATTCCGTCTTTTTTTACATTGTCCAAATACAGACCAATTGCGCCCATGCCTAACCAAAATGTTTTGTTTTCGCCGTCAACTTTTATTTCAACCTTGTTTTTGCTGATTATACTCATAATTTTCTGTTTTTAAATTAGCTATTTTTTTATACCGGATCGCTGGTTAATACAGCGCCACTACCCTCAAACGTACCTGTAAAAGTCGCAAATTCATCACCTGTTGGGAAATCTGCCTCCAATTCTGAAATGATTGCAAAACCGTAATAATCGGGCGTATCTGCTAAACCTGTGTCAAGTTTCCAATTAATCAAACCAATTGAGCCTGTCGCTTGGTTTTGTTGTAACGTCAATAAAAAGTCATGCGACGCTTTTGCTGTGTCACCGCCAACGCTTGTGGTGTCAATATAATTACCCTCTAAAGATAAATTATAATTAAAACTCCCGGCGCCTTTAATAGTTTCGCCTGGATCGCATTTTGTTTGCGTTTCAATAATTCCTAACGTCGTACTCAATGAATTTGACGTTAAACATGCAACCGGCTTATATGCTGTTGCAACTGTGTCGTAAACGTATAAAATACCAACGTCACCTTTAATAAAATCTGCCATAATTGTTTTAAATTTTGGTTATAAAGTTAATAATATTTTTTTAAGCTATTTTCATTTCAATAGTCAATATTTTTCTAATAATAGATTTGTTCAAACCTGGAGTCACAATGTCTGTCGGGATATTAAATTTTGTGCTAATAATTTTTTGACTGTCTGTTGTCTGTAATACAACATTTTCCAAACCATTTAAGGCATTTATAACGTCATTTAACTTATCCTCAACAGGCGCACGATTAATTGCGTTTCCTGTGCTGTTAAAGTATTGACAAACTTCAATTCTAATGTCGCTTAACCAATAATTTTCGCATTTTGTATTTTCAACGCTGTTGCTTTGTACGCCTAACAAAATGTAAGGATTGCCATTTAAAAAACCGCTATTTTCTATAAAATGACGACTGTCAAAATAATCTGTAATATTGTTTGCTACAAATTTTTCAATTATGGCTTGCCTAATATATTTATCCGGTAATGTCTTTAAAATCATTGTTTCCCAAAATCTTTAATTGTTTTCTTTATACGACGACGCAATTGGCTTTGTGCAATTTTTAATGACGGTATCATGTAAGGCTGTGCCTCCATGCCGTTTTTAATTAGTGATACTAAAATTGGATATGCAAATTTTTCGTCAATACCTTTATTTCTGCACCAACTTTTAATTGATATTAAACCGTCCTCCGATGAGCCGGTGGCTCTGTTTTTAAATTGTTTTGCAAAACTTTTAAAACCATTTGGTATATTTTTGTCTACTTTACCGCCTGTCCCAAACTCAACAAATGGCGCATAAATTTCGCTCGCCAACAATTGCCAATTTAACTCGTCAATTTGTTTTGCGCTTATACTGTTTCTTAAATTACCTAAATTTTTTGGTGCTAATTTTTTTGCGTTTAATTCTGCGTCAATACTAACAATTTTAACGTCCAATGCCACCAATTTTTTAAACGTTTCTG